GCGAATAGGCCACGGAGGTTCAGTATGAGCGGAAAGAAGGTCGAGGTTAGAAAGAAATAAATAGGTTAGGAAGGGGTTAGGAAGAGGTTAGAACTACAAGGGAACAAAGGGTTAGAAAAGCCTACGACTACGACCTGCCCCCCCTAAACAGACAATAAGTTATTGCTGCGCTGCAACATAAGGCAGCATAGAACGGCCACCACGGCCACTTTACAACGGACCCGGCGGTTAGTCAGGCCCCCCAAGGAAGCATAGTTTTTGGTACTTGTCCTATGCTTGGCCGGTTTTAATGAATGACCGGAACTCCTTTACCTTGGGGGACGCTTTCATAACCGCCGGGTCTTTGTTTGCATAGCAGGCAATAAGGCATAGCAGGCATAGCAGGCAATACAAATAAAATAAAACAATAGGGTTGGTTGGCTTTTAGGGCTGGCTGGCCCTTTTCGCTTTGTGGCCTATGAGGGCCTGTGATGCCCTTGTGAGCCGTCCTATGGCTTTATGGGTATGCTGGCCTACCAAGGGCCTATGAGTGCGTGAGAGGGCCTATTAGCCCTATGAATAAAGTATCAATAGAAACAAAGACAAATAAAGACTTGACCTGTGGAAAGGTTGTCCCCAAAAATAAAGACAATAAAAGGCTTGACTTTGCCGTGAAGTTGTTTTTTACGAAAGCCGACTGGGGGCTGTTCGAGTTTAGGTTTGGGTAAGGGGGGGGTAAGCTTTTTTTATCAACAGGGGATAGTTACCAACAGGGGGGAATACCAAGGGTTGGAAGGGAACTATGGTTTGCTATGGATAACAATAGCCTATTGACTATTGTTAACAGAAAACAAAAAGGTAATGTGGCTTACGGAATAACGCTTGCTAACAGACTATTTAGTAAGATAGCATACAGACTTCTAATGTGCTATTTGGTAATATGGCTTACAAATAAAACACACCCTTTACTTGACTTTTGTTTTATGTATTTTAAGGTGTGCCCCCAAACTTCTATTTTTTTTTAGGATAGTAAAACACAATGACGACAGACAACCCGATATTCCCTTGCAACCAATGTGGCGCTTGTTGCCGTGCCGCTAACCCTTTCACAGGCAGAGGGAGGTGCCCTGAGCTAGGGGAAGACAACCTCTGTAAAATATACGAGACTAGACCAGACATCTGTAGGGTGGAAAAGGTGTGGATGAAATACGGGCTGTCGTGGGAGGAATACGAAAAAATGGCGCTGGAAGCTTGTGCTCTACTTGACACAATGTTTTAAGAAACGAGACCCAAGACCTGCAAGGCACCTCGGGCTCATCTTTGTGCCTGACCCGCAACAACGGATACCAATGTGGCCCAATGAAGTTCGATAATATAACTTAACTTAGGAGATAAATAATGCCTATTACCCTATCCGGTATTAGTAATGATATTCTCTCCACCACCATCTATGAAATAAGAGATGAGGTTGCGGAGGGTCTTTTTGAGACGACCCCCTTCCTATCAATGTCTAGGAAGTTGGGTAAAATAAAGTCTTTCTCAGGTGGCTATAAACTAGTCGTTCCTGTTGAGACGAAAGTGCATAGTCAGGTCACTGTATTAGACAGTGGCTGGGAAGCCTTGGACCTTAGTGTGCAAGACTTCACGGAGCAGGCGGAATACGACTGGACGCGTATTGCTATTCCTGTTCTCATTTCAGGTAGAGAAGAAGCAGAAAACAGCGGTGACCGTGCGGTCATCGACCTTGCCGAGGCCCGCTTTAAGAACGCCATGAGTGCTCTTATGCGTCAGGTCAATACGCAGATAGTGAAGGGTGGAACTACTTTCCCCACGCTTGGCTCGCTGAACGGCAACGCTAGCTCCACAACGGTGGCGGCTTCTGGTAGAACTGATGGCCTCTTGGAAGCCATTGACCCTACTGCTGCGGCAACCAACACCATGGGTGGTCTTACTCGTGGTCTCATCCCTGGTCTTAGAAACCAGTGGGAGAGTGCTGGTGGAACGCTGGCGATGGCTGACCTCTATGAGGTTGAGGCCAAAGCTTCTACGCTTCTTCCTGCGGGTGGCGACGGTGGTCGTTTCCACCTGACGCTTGCTTCGCCAAACGCCTATGTCGCGTATCGCAACCTTCTCTTTGATAAGGAGCGCTATGTCGACGCCAAGACGCTTGACGGAAATGGTGTCGCATCTCTCGCGTTCTCTTCGGGCATCATTGCCCCTGAGCGTGCGGCAGATGTGAGTGCTGCTGGAGACGGCAGAAACTCTTTTATGATGCTTAACCTTGATGGTGTTCAGCTCCATGTCCATAACGGGGCGGACTTCTCCTTCAGTGGGTTTGAGAACATCAGCGGCTATGATGGTAGATATGGCCGTATTCTATTCATGGGTGGCTTGACCGCGAACCATATTGGTTCGTCTGCTCTCGTCACTAATGCGGAGGCATAAACTATGGCTACTAACGATATTGTTCAGTATCTTTCTGCTGCGAACACAGCGAAAGCCGCGTCTAACCGGCGTGTGACCGAGACCTTCTACGCAGACGGCGCTATTGCTATCGGCAACTGTGTCGCCTTCGAACTCACTGAGACTGGCGCTGACCGCGTCCTTCATGTTGTTGCCGCTGATACCGGTGCGGCTGCTACCCAGCAGGCCATTGGTATTATGATAGCACATGACGGAACAGGCACGGGGGCTGTTGATGGCGACCGTGTAACGGTTGTTGTCAAGGGCTACGCCGAAAGTGCGACGGTCGCCACGGACATTGTCCAGGGCGCTGTTATCACCTCTGGCGGCACAGCCGGCACATCTTCTCTCTACGACGCTGACGCAACGGATGCGAACTACCTTCCGTTTGCCCAGGCGCTTGAGGATGACACTGCTGGTGTAGCTGATGTCTGGGTTTTCGGGCTGTTTAGCTAACGATGGCTATCACTGTTACCAACCAGGCCAACCCTTTGGGGGCGCGTTTAGTCCAAGACACGAACGCGAACTCCACTGCGGCGGACAACACGACGGGAGCCTCTGGCACCTTGTATTTTGTTGAGGTTGATAATACCGGTAACAGCGGGGCTGTCTATGTAAAAATAGCAGACACCACTAACGCCACGGGAGGAACCACAGCAGCCGAAGTATGTTTGGCTTGCGATGGTTCTATTGTTTCACAATATGTGTTTCCCCGAGGTATTAGTTTTGGAAGTGGCTTCAGTCATTGGTGTGTAACAGCACCAGCCGAAGCCTCCACCGCTAACCCCGGTTCTGCCGTTACGGTTAGATACATCACAAGCTAAACAAATAAGACATAATGCCCCGTCTAGGTTTCGACTTAGGCGGGGCTCTTTTTTATTAAATGACATTTCGTTTTAGACATAGGGAGAATACCGACGATGCCTAACCTCAGCCAACTAAGAGGCCGGATACTAAACCAAATAGACTACACACCCACACCCAGCCAACAAATAAATAGCTACCTAAACTCGGTTATCAACGAAGCCTACAAGGAGATATGGTGTGACCGACCTTACACATTTAACATCAAAGAACAAGACATTAGGGTATGGCCCGACTTCTCTTCCAGCGATATTGCTTTTAGTTCTGCCTCTACAAATGTTCTTACATTTACTTTTGATAGTGACTTGGCTACATTTGTTTCCCGCCCTTACGAGACTGCCGACCCCCATGTAAATGAAAAGTTTGTGGGAGCAATACTACAAGACGACCACGGTGTATCTTATACCATCACAAACTTTACTGCCTCCTCTGGTGTCGTCATCAAACTAGATAGAAAATACGAAGGCAACACTCATAGCACAGATGACTATAAAATATACCATCGCTGGGCTTTCTTGCCGCAAGACCTCATTGAGGTAATGGATGTATCCTTTCCCAACTACCCTATTGACGCGTCAAGGCGTGGAAAGATAATACCCATCCCCAGGAGGATAGATGTAAATGTCGACCTCAACCAAACAAGCACTGGTTCGAACAAGCCTACTTATTATGTCCCTTATTCCCAAACTCACCTTGACCCTGTTAGCAACACTCTATCTATTGCTGCTACTGGTGCTTCTTCTGGCCTTGCTGCGGATACTTACTATTTTGCATACTCAGTAGTCAATGCCGAAAATGTGGAGAGTGGCCTTTGCGATGTAGGCAAAGTGACCGTCACCAACGAAGACCTCATCTCAGTGACTTTCACTAGTGTGCCGGCTGCTGCGGATGAGACTATGAAGCTTCGCTATAAAGTTTATTACGGACACAAAAGAGAAAACCAAGATACATACACCTTCTATCATTGGGAAACACTCAACGCTATCAAAGATGGAACTGGTTTCCCAACAACTGCTACCTTCTCCCCTACCATCCTGGCCGATGTGAAGAGGGGAGAATACGAACACAAGCGTTTTGCTGAGAGCGTCAATGATAAGAAAATAAGGTTTTACCCAAGACCCCAAGGTGTAGATAAGACCATTACCGTTGGAGATGCGAACTTTACCACCTCAAAGCAAACCTTCTGGCACCTGAGATACCTCTATAAACCTTACGAGTTGGTTGATGACTTTGATGTTCCAGCTATTCCCACTGCTTTTCATAACCTTATTGTTGAGAGAGCGCTTATTGATATTCACTCTAAGTATGGAAACGAACAGGCTTCTCTGGTAAGCGATAAGAAATACTACAAAAGAAAAAAAGTATTTGATGCGCGCTATGCTACTGAGAGAGACATTACCCTTCAGCGCTCGCGCAGCATGCAAGTCGGCGGAGGTATGGGTGCTCGTAGGTGGTTTGTTCCTACGGTCACCTATACAGGATAAGGAAAACTAAATGTCGGAGGAACAAAAAATAGCCTTTGTTTCAGGGCTAGATAAAACACCATACGCTCTGGGTGCCGATGATATCAAAAACCTGCGTTATGACGACACACGCTATTGTTGGTCTAATGATAGGTCCTATGTAGATATCCAGCACCCCGATACAGCCGCTGGTTCTGGTATTAGTCGACTGGCGGATAATGTCGTTGAGAGCATACACTCCCACAATAGGCACAAGTCCTCTCTCAATGTCCTTCTCTATGAAGACGCAGGGACTAGCACAGCATCTCTCAAAAGTTTAGAAGGAAATAAAAGATACACCCTTGCTACTGGACGGCCTGTCGCAACAGGAAACACTCCATCCACTCAGTATGTTACCATTGGTAAATACACCTTCATCTTTAAAGAAGGCTGCGAACCTTTGCTCTACTATGGAAATGGCGCAGTGAGAACAGCCTTCTTTCACGGAAGACCAAACTCACCAGGCGTTCATCCTGGGTTTGGTAGGAAAGCAGGGGCTTTTGGCGATGCTGCCTTGGGCGACCTAGACAGAACACAAACGACTGCCGGCGGTGGTAATGTAGTTTTTGATAGTGGAACTGGTATCGGTATGGCTGTATCCCCAGACTTATCCGTAGGAGTTTATGACGGCACAGGAACTTCGGACTATTCCATAGCGACCTACAACTCATACCAATACAGGATATCTTTCATCTCTGATACAGGAGCAGAGAGCCCCTTGTCTGTGTTATCACAGCAATGCACATGGTCCATAAAAGGGGGTGAGAAGCAAGACGCCAACAACCTAGTGTATCGCTTCGGGGTCCATCTCAAAAACCTCCCCAAAGGCCCACCAGGCACCATGAAGCGTAGGCTCTATCGCACTAAGAACCAGAGAGAAGGACTGACTGGTTCGGGCAGCAAGGCATATTTCCTAACAGACATCTCAGATAATACAACAACCAGTTTCCTAGACCTTATCCCAGATGCTAGTTTGGGTTCGGCTCAACCCTCTCGCTTAGACAGTCAGCCTTTCCCCACTAACATTACATTAGGCGCTGCCTTTAGAAACCACCTTATTGTCTCAGGTTCCTCTGAGAACCCTAATGTGCTCTATTATTCCAGGGGAAGTTTCCCAGAACAGTTTCCGGTGCTAAACACATTAGATGTAGGAGGCGCCGCAGGAGGGGCCATTACGGCGCTTCACGCTAGCAATAATGTTTGCTATGTGTTCCGTGAGAGAGCAATAGAGATGTTAGTGCCTAATGAGAGTTTGGAGTATCCATTTAGAATAATGCCTCTTAGTTCTACGGTAGGCACCTATTCACCAGATAGTATTGTAGATGTCCCGGGTGTTGGAACTGTGTTCTTAGGACACGACAAGATGTTTTATAAACTATCTCGTGCGCCTGATGGTGTCTCTTCTTCGCAGGTCTTGGAACCTCTATCAGGTAAGATACTGGAACTAACCAACCGCATTAGCACAAACCATCTGGCTCGCTGTCATGGGGTTTATTCCAATAGAGACCGCGAGTATTGGGTCTCTTGTCCTGTGGATGGTAGCCCATACGCTACACTAGGTTTCGTATTCCACACCACAACTAAACAATGGTCTATGAGAAAGAATATTCCAGCAGGATGTTTCACTTATCTCCCAGAAGGGTGGGTTGCCTTTGGGTCCAACTCACTAACCAGCGACCTACCAGTCATCGATGGAACCGCTTATCCAATACAGAACATGGGGGTAATGGTTTGGTGTGGAGCAGAAGGTAATGGTTATGTGTCCGCAGACGACGGAGGACAGGATGTTAGAGCCGCCACGACCGGTTGTAATGACTTTGTTTATGAAACAACCTGGATGAACCTGGGAGACCCACAGGCTATTAAGACAGTAAAGTCTATTACCCTCTATACCTACAAGCAGGTATCCGGTGAGAACACACTACGCTGTGGTATTGACTACAAGCCTCTGGTCGCCAATAATGCTATGGCCCTCCTAGACACCACCTTTAAAACATACAACTCTGAAAAGCCAACAGGAGGGGTCTATAACACAGCCACTATTGGGGGAGACTATAATAGTGGTGATGTATCAACTGTTGATAAGAATAGACTTTCAGCCAAGGAGATATGTTTGACCCGCATCAATAACCCCTTTACAGGGTATGAGGTGGCTGTTGATACTCCCACCAGAAAAACCGCTCCTCCTCGTTTATCTAAGAGAGCACAACAGGGCACAGGTGGGTGTCGGTGGTTTAAGTTTCGTTTGTCTGGGAACAACCCCATAGACATCGTTGGCTTCACTATTGAGTTTGAGGTCAATGGAGTTTATAAACAACTGAACTTTGCTGCCGGCAACCCTTCTACCCGAGACACCATCCAAAACATCATGGGACTTTAAAGATGAGAATATACCCTAATACCAATAGAATACAAGATAGTAATGATATCAAGGCAGAAGACATCAACAAAGAGGTTCGCTCTTGTTTTGACCTGGGTAATGGCGCTATTGATGAAAAGAACATAGAACTTGGAGACGCCAACCAGCCAAGTGATATTACAACACCGGGCACAGGAGTAGATAATAGAAAGTTTGCTAGCAAAGCGTGGTCTGAATACATCAAAGGTCCAACCATTGATGTATCAACAGACTTTGACTTCACCTTTGATGATGATAACAGGACCGCTATTCTTTATCGCTACTCCGCTACTAAACACAGCGGAGTAGGACAAGGGGTAGTTTCAGGGCAGTTGCAGGTTAGATACAGTATCGCCACTATTGAGGGTTCTGCAACCGCCGTCCCTTACACTAAAAATGTATTTGAGACTGCTATGTATCACAAGCACACCATCTATGCTAATGGACTAGTAGTTGGTGAAACAGATAATATTGCCGAAGGACCAATAGGGACTGTGAATGTTCCCTTTTTCTTTTACCACCCAGGAGGCGACTTGGAAATATCTTGTTGGGCTGGGCCTACTTCTGGTGGGAAAGTATTGTATCCCACTAGTGGGTCATACCGCTACATCGTTGAGAACGCCTATTATTGGGCTACTGTGAGGAAACGCTAATGTCTATCAAAAGTTTTACCCCCTTGGAGGAAGGAAGAGTAGTCTCTGCTGCTGATATCAACAACACTTTCGAAGCCACTAATGGCCTGGCTGGAACCATAGCCAGCATAAATAGCGAACAGATAGCCACAGAGGGCATCACACGAAGAGTGTGTAATACTTGGACCGACAGCTACTCTGCCGGCACTCCCTCTACCTATGGAGAGGGGAACCCCTGGTTGGCTTATCCACAGGTAACACACAAACTTACTGGAAACTGGATACACCAGGACACCGATACCGCATACATAGAAACACAAACAGGCTCAGGCACAGACTTAGAACTTGACCTAAAAATAGACAACTGCACTAGTGGAGACTACATAGTAGTTGAGTTTGTTGGTATGATAAGTGTTTGTCATTACTTAGATAAAAACTTTACTACCGGGTCAGCCGTGATAGTTCCATCAAACTATTATGATGACTTTACTGAAATGTGGTTCGCACGGGACATGGATAGTGCTGGGCGAGAGGTTTTACCTACTGCTACGGTAGGTGCTATGAAATGGTCTTATGGTTCCTTATTCGCAGTGGGCGCGGGTGCTATGTCGACTGGAAACATTTATCCCACCAATGCCGCCCAAACCTACGCTGGCTCCACAAACGCCGGTCCAGGACACGCACGACCTTTTCACATGTCTTACATAGAACCCCTTGACGGCACAGAAAGCACCTTCAGCGTAAAGGTCGCCGTTAACCCCGGCAACTATGGTTCTTCCGCTGGTGCTTGGGCCGACCCTGCTGTGCAGGTTTGGACTGGTTCTACACTATCAGCCTACATCGTTAGGAAAGGAGGATAAGAAATGGCTTATAGCCCACCGACAGCAAGCATCGGAGATGTTATCTCAAAAGAGTTTATCGATACTTTGCGTATCAAACCTTACCGACAAGAACTAGACACCACCCTTCTAAACACTACTGCTTTTAGCAACAACATTATTGAGACGAGAAACATAGCCAAACCAGAATACACAACACAAGGAAACAATGTCTATGAGTGGCGAGGAGAAAGCGGAGGCCTGAAATACAAAAAGCTTAAAGCGGGAAACATTTACATCCAAGCTTGTAATATACTGAGTTCTAGTTTTTCAGCGAATACTAAATACCCAGCCCCCTCAACGAGCCCAGGGAACTCAGGCATTAGCACTATCATTTCAGCAGACGGAAGAACAACAGTCACCTCAACACGCGTCCCAGATATCCCACACCTGGGTTTGACCGTTCGGTTTGATGAGCCGTGTATGGTTGTTGTAAGAGCCAAGTGTATCCTTAACCACTTGAGTGGAACAAGCGGCAGCATCAATAATGCTTTTAACCAAACTCTTACTTCACAATACTTTCGGCTTTTGAGAGAAGACCCGGAGACCGCATCACGCACCCTCAATACAATAGGCTACACATCAGGTAATGCCTTACCTTGTCAGTCAGAACATCAACTTCGGCAAGTCTATCTAAATAACCTGATAAGCATTACTACACCAGGCATCTACTCTTTTGTGGTGGCTGGAAACTTGCGACCCAATGGTAGTGGTGTTTATGAAAGCATCGTCGCTTTACTAGGAAAAGCAGAGATGTCGATAGAGTGGTGGCACACTTCGGTCGACTAATGACATTTTATTTTATTCACAGGAGAAAACTTTAAATGGAACCAGCAACCGCAACACTTATTGTAGCCGGCATTTCCGCAGCAGTAATAAGTATTCAGCAGGGCATCCAACAAATGCCTACCAAGGCTGAGAAAAGGCTCAAGGAAGATATTGAGTTAAAGAGATATAAAGCAGCTATTGGTGATGTTGGTCTCACAGACGCCCAGAAAGAAGAACTGGCTACACTGGGTCTTGGTGCTACACAGGCAGCGGAGCGTGAATACTTAGCAAGAGAGGGAGAGTTGGCTGCCCTTACGGGTTTGACTGGCGGCCAGATGACCGCACAACAGATAGCACGGCAAGAGATGGTGATGGAACAAAGGGGCAAGGTAGGCGAACAGATACGCGTCTTCGAAGTCCAAGAGAGAGAAAGACAAGCAGCGGAACTCGCAGCGCTGGAAGAGAGCCTACTAAACATCCAGGCTATGAAGAAAGCCGAGGCGCTCAAATACGCAGGAGAAATGGGAGGTATGGCTGCAACTGCCGCAACACAGTCAATGCTCCTAAAACAAATGGAAGGGAAACCTTCACAACAAGCTGTATGGGATGGTGAGAAATGGGTTTATCCCCAGCCCGGACTTATGGGCGGAACAACAGCACCAGGGGCCGGCGCTGCCGGTCTCACAACCCCGTAGATAAAGAGGTAAAATAATGGCCACTGGCGCAGAACTATTTAGACAGAACGCAGACCTAATATACTCGACATACCGGACAGAGTTTAACAACATCCTTGGTTTTCTCATAGAACAGGAACAAGTTTCTCCCGGCACTATGACGGCTATGATAGATGATATTGCGAGACAAGAAACTTCTATCAGAGAAGGACGACTGGAACTGGAAAGGTTGCGACGAGCCGGACAGAAAGAAGATGCGTCGTTGATGCAAGCACTGAAAGAAGTAGAGATGAGAGGCGCGACAGCATACATGCAGGCTCAGACACAAGCCTCTATCGCTCGTGGAGACCTTCGCACAGCGCTCAGTAAAGAGATGATGTCGCAGAAAGAGAAAGGCACCTCTGCCTTTACCAGTCAGGCAAACTCAAAAGAAGCAGAGAAGAAGTTTAACACAGCGGTCACTATTTCGGCCGGGACACCACAACCCGCGGCTAGAGGAGACTTAGCAAAAGAAGCCACTGAATATACTAAGATACTATTACAAGGGCGACAAGGACTAGAAGCCGACCCAGTTGGGTTTGCTCAATACAATGATAAAATGGAAGCTGCTGTCCGTGACTTCGTGCGTAGTCGTGTCGCACCTGGAACTGGTTTTGAGGCAGCATTGGGCACTGGGTCTATGAACCAAGGCCAGAAGAATATGTTGTATGATGGTATTACGGCAGATGCGATGGTCAGAGCCGGCATTACTCCCGGTGATGATGTAGCTACTGCTGAAAGAAAAGTCAAAACAGAACTAGAAAACATTGCGAAAAGTGTAGGTGCCGGAACGGCCCCGTCAGACGACCTAAACGCTCGGGCCATGGCGCTAGGGGTCGATAAGGACCAGTTGGGTGTATTAGCCAAAATAAAGAAAGAAGCAGATGAACAAGATGCTGGGGCAGACATCATCCGTAGGGCAGCGTATCATAGTAGCAAGCTTCCTGGCTCTGAGTTTGCGTATGGAACCTTGGCGGAATACGAAGCAGCATTAGCTCAGGGAGATGAAGAAGCACGCGAACTTTACAACCTAACCCTTACAAAACCTCCTTCCTTTATTCAGTTGCTTTCGGGCGGTGAATACACTGCGCGCATGGCTAGCTTAGCCGCGGCTGAAAAGGCCTTACAAGCACGCAGAGATGATGCTGCTGAAATGAAGGCCGGCCTGTCTGATACAGACTACCGAGATATCTATGCTAATGCTCGCCGTATTTATAGCAGCCTATTTGGGCGCACAGGAAAACTGGACGCAAGAGCAAGAGCAAAAGAAGCCAGAGAAGCGGTCAAGGGAAATAAAGAGTTGGCTGATGCGGTGGGAGACATAGCAGAAGAAGAGGGTCAGCCCAGACATGCTGCTAGCGCTATACGAAGAGCGCTTTATGAGGATGACACTTTACCTGATGGTGAGGATGATGTCGACCTAAACCTTTCACGGCGACAGCAAAAGGAGTGGGAGGACGCACTACCGGCTGAAACGACTTGGGTGACTAACGAGAAAGGGGAAAGGGTTTTTAAAGATAGTGGAAGAACATTAGCTGACGCTACACTTACAGACTTACAGCGCGCAATGATGCCGACTATTGCTCTTCGCAGGCCGACACTGGCACCACAAGTCGCCAAGGCCTTTGAGGATATCAAAAAGGCTAGCCCCCAAAGGAAGCGAGAGTTTGCTACGAGGCTTACTTCTGGCCTCTCGCAATACACGACGCTCACAGACGAGCAGAGGGACGCTATGGTCCCACAGGCCCCAACACCTGCGCCTCGTCTGGCGACGGCTCCTAGCCCCAAGCCAGCCCCTCCTACGGCATCTCCTCCACCAGTGCCGCCGGGCGCTCCGAAGGGTGCGTCTATCCAGTCGACGAGAGAACAACTTGCCGCTTTGGGAGAAACCGGGGCGACAGTTGCTAATGAAGTAATACGAGAAAGCACATTTAACAATAGTCTTTCCCAGTCAGAGTATGACTTAGCAAATAAAGATAGTGTTGCTGGGATGGCGACCGAGTTGGGCATACCTCAAACTTCTATTGATAATGTAAATACTGAACTGGAAGCGCTGGAAGAGTTGGGTAGAATAGCGCAAGGCAAACCAACACCTTCACAACTATCAGACATAGTGCCTACTGCTAAGTATGATGAGGGAGCGCTGACTTATGCCGCGGCAGTAGCTAGGAACGCGCACGACAGAGTATCATAAAATGGGAACAACTGACGAAGCACTCCAAAGTTTAGTAGCCGATGAAATAGCCAGACAAGAAGCTGCCGCTGGGCGACACGCTACTCCTGTTGTTCCGGCTTCTGACTTCCCTGACAAAGCCTTTATTCCTACCAGGCGTCAGATAGAAGAGGATACGATAAACGAGTATATTCGCACACAAAACATTGATATCTTTTCTCCAAGAGGAGCGCAGCTTGTAGAAGAAAAGGCAGAAGAAGTAAGAGAAGCAACGCGTGCTCCACGAACTCCCAGTGGTGAGCGTGCTACGGACTTTACATTAGACCCTCTCACAAAGCTTGTGGCGAGTGTTGCTGGAACACCCGAGACGACACCTACCGCAACACCAGAAGAGACCATACAGGCATCCTTAGCTCAGGGGAAGTCTGGTATTACTCGGGTTCTCAAAGCATTACAACCCCAGGTCATAGAGGATGAAGAGGTCTATGCTGCTAGTGTAAGAAAGTTTGATGAAGACATTACCGAATATTATAATGACTACTTAAACAAAGTAGAAAGCGGCGACATCAAACCTCCACCAGGAATAAGCCAGAGCGACCTACTCAACAAAGCCTCAACCAAAGAAGGCCACGAAGAGTTCAGGCGCATAATGAAAGAGGCTGGTGGTGAAAGAGGTGAGTGGCTTGTTAGAGATAGCCAAGACCGAGTGTTATGGGGTGTTGCTACATTAGCAGACCTGTCCCTAACAGATAGGTTATACCGTGAGGAAGAAGCACTAGAAGTAAGAGAAGGTCTTTTTACCACCCTTCTAAGAGACCTACTATTAGTAGAGAGCGCTGCGACTGCGGGAGGACAAGAGATACTCTCTCGGTGGAGTGATGAAGTTGTTGGAGACAAAGAGTATTTTACTCGGTGGGCGGAAAACCTTTCGAAAGGAAGAGGGGTTGAGGTGCTTACTTCTGACGCGGTAGAAACTGCTTTCCTCGAAAGCGGAACAACTGCGGATGTGGCGCAGGAAGCAGCAGATACTGCTTGGTATATTGGTTTGGCCGGCTCTATGTTCCTTCCACTAGATATGGGTATTGCTACTGCCGGTGGGAAAGTAGCCCAGAAGGCCCGGTATCTAGGTCTCTTCGGTGAAGTATCCAGGGCAAGTGAAATGGCCAAAAGAACTGGCCTAGACATTAGAGATATCCGCCTACAACTAGCAAG